CGATTGGTTCGTAAATAACGGTAGTTGAGCTGTCATCGAGTTCGACCGTTACTTTCAGGATGCAGGAATCCAGCATTTTGAATGACTGGATTTTACCGCCCACGGATTGCGCAATCTCGTCGGCGATTTGCTGTGGGGATAACTTGCGCCGTTCGACCGCCTTGAGCGGCTTCGGCTTTTTATTTGACATGGGCCGGTCGGGTGGTGAGTTTCGTTTCGAGGTAGCCGTAGAGTTCAAAGATGAGCGCCGATGTAATGGACGCAACGGCGGCCACAATCGCGCGCTCATCGACGCTGCCGGTTTCGGCCAGGCCGGAGAGAATTGCGGCGAGCACCAGGTTCGCGGCGCGGGCATGGTCGCCTTTGACGACTAAGCCGGAACGCTTGGCAAGGAATACGCCGACCAGCACCACCAGGGCAATCAGGATGCCAGGTAAGCCGAGTTCGGTCAATTGGTTGAGTTCAAGCATGGGGTGTGTCCTTTTGTGAGTGCTGGTGGCCGGGTCATGGCGTGCGTCCCTGTGGAGGGCAGGGGATTGGAGCCATGCCCGGCCTTACCGGTAAGAAATCAGCCTGGCGGCTGGCTGATTACGCGCGCAGCGTGAAGTTGGCGACGGCTCCCAGCATGTGGAAGGTATGCCCGCCTGCGCCGGACGGCATGGACAATTCCAGCAGGTAATACTCATCATTGTCCACCCAGGCAGGGGTAGTCAAGGTGATGACTTCTTTGTGCTGGTCAACAGATTTGCCGGTGGCTGCGGCGAGCGTGTTGGTTTTGGCAACGGCGGCAACAACAGCCACTGCGCCGTCTGCTCCGCGTGTCACCTTGTTGAGCGTCCAGGTCATCGAAGTCGGCTCCGCGGTGAAGTGTTCGTAGTCGATTTCGATGCTTTCCAGGCGCGCCCCGGCGCGGGCGGCGGAGTTGGACGGCACCAGAATCGGGATGGTGATGAGGGCGGTGGAGTTGGCGGCGGCGCGATTTTTGGCAATCGTACCAGCGACTGCTCCCGCAACGTCGGTGTAGGTGCCGGTAACATAGTGCATGGCGGTGGGCGGGATGTACTGCGCAAAATGGGTATTGTGAATCATGGGTTCTCCGTTTCTTGGCCCCGCCATTTGGCGGGATTGCCGGGCAGGGAGTTGGACTTTTCCCTGCCCGGATTGTGATAACCTTTGGGGTGAATACTATTCTGCCACGTTGGACTTGTGCAGGGCGCGCCAGTCGGCGATGCCGACCGTCAGGAAGTGGCGCACTTTCAGGCGGCTCTCGTCATTGGTGAACATGGCCGGGTCGCCCTCGTTGCCAGCCAGGATGATGGACGGCTGTAAACCGAAGCGCGTGCCAATCATGACGCCGGGCAGGAGAGCCGGGTCAACTGCCGCTGCCCAATCGGTGGTGTCCGTCCATTCCGGCACGACGACCGGCTCGACCTTTCCGCCCCAGGTGGGGGACACGGCGGCCACGTTCTGGGCGATGGCCTCCCAGCGTGGGATAAAGAGCGCTTCGGCCTGGGATTGCAGGGCCTTGGGCACCAGGCAGTAGCGCGGGTCAAGGGCCTGTTTCGCTCCGCCGCCATAGGTGGTCTGTCCAATCAGCATGGGCTGGTTGTAGACAGCGGACGCGACCGCGTTCCAGGCGATGTAGTTGCCGCCGAGCGCGGTTGTTAACAGGTTCGCGTGTCCGCCTGCCGTGGTGACGGCGGTCGAGTTGAACAAGCGGCCTCCATCGGCCAACAGCGGGCCGGTGGCGCTGGCCTCGGTGAAGATGGCGGCTACCAGGCTGGAAATGTTGCGGATGGCGGCCTTCGCCATTTCGCGGGGGGCCATGCGCAGTTGGCGCAGGTTGTCACGGTCGAGGGCCTCTAGCGTGATGCCCAGGAACCCACCGTACTTGATGAACGAGCCGGTTTCGGCGTTGTCGCCCAGCGTCAACTCGGTGTAGTCTGCGCCTTCGGCCACGATTGGCAGGCTGGCAATCGTGCCGACCCGCAGCCAGGTCACATCGTTCAAGGTCTCGAACGGTTCGACGGTGGCGATCTTTGTCCACCAGTCGTAACCGGCTGCGCCGTATTGCGCCCAGGCTTCGGCAATCGCCTTGTTCATGGCGTTTTTGACCAGGCCGGGGAAGGTGGCGGTGGTGGACTGGAATTGGGCGCGGTGGAGATTGACACCCCCGGCGAAGTCGTAATCACCGGTCAGGCCGAGATAGAGCTCGCGGATGCCAGTCAGCCTGGCAACCTGCAATTTCTCTTTGCCTTCGTCGCGTTTGACCAGGAACAGGTCATCAACGGCGGCCTGGATTTGGTCGAGTGCCGAGAACATCCCGTTTACGCGTCCGAATCCCTGCACGGTGCTTTCGCCTTGCAGTTCCGAGAGCATGACGCGCGCGTCCTTGATGGCGGTTTCCAGTTCGGGGGCCTCGAAGGCTTTGCCCTGGAACTGCGCCCGGATGCGGGACGCAACGGGGGCCGGCAGCCCGGAAGCGTTCAGGCCGCTTTCGAGCAGGTAGCCGCACATCTGGACGTGCGTTTTTTCCATCGCTTTGCGCTGCTCGGCGGCTTTCTGTTGTTCGGCCTGGGTATCGAGCAGGCTCTGCATGGCGGCGCGAGTCTTTTCGACATCAGGGTCGGGCGCGGGTTGGGTCACGCCCTGGGTGGTTTCTTGGTCGGACATGGGTAATTCTCCTTTCGAGAGTAGGGCGCGTAGGAATTGTCCACCTCGCGCGGGGGATAAGACGGCATCCGCAGAGCGGACGCGCACGATTTCGCGGACGGTCTGACCGTCATCCGATGTCAGGTCGATGTCCGCGGAAAATCCAATATTAAGATGCGGGAAGTCTAGCGCGGCCTGGGCCAGCGCGCGCAGCGCGTCGGCTCCGGGGCCGGTCGGGTTGAGCAGGGCCTGGATACCCTGGTACTCGTCTGACCAGGTAGGGGAGTGGATCAGTCCGCCCAGGTCTTGCGCGGAATGCCGCTTTTTGTCGGGCGTCCCTTCGTGGTCGATGTAGGATGGGATTTCGTTGAAGAGCGGCGCGGCGAGGCGCAGCACTTCGGCGGGGAAGTACCAGGGGTGGCCTTCGGCTTGGCCTGCGGTGATGATGATGATTTCAAATTGCGCGCCCCGGGTGGCGGTCAGTTTGGCGGTTACGGTGGCGGTGGTTGGTTCGGTCATATCGTGTCCTTTCCGGCTGCTTTACAGATAGCCAGGATGAGTAGGAAGGATGGCAGGGGTAGGCAAAGGAGGATTATTAATAGCCCCATCTTCCTGGGCCTGGCGCGTCCCATTGGTATGTCCAGGGCTTGCTGGCCCATTCTTTTACAATATCCAGGGCTGCGTTATCGCTACTTCCTTGTCCGGTTATCAGCAATGCCTTAAATGTGTTGGCTTGTTGCTGGGATATTGCTACTCCTGCAGCGTTTAGAACGGCATCATCTACATAACCGGTCATGATTCGTGTTATTAAGTCAGGGTTACGAAGTAGCCCAACGGCGGATGGCCCGACAGAATACAAGAATGCAATTGCATTGAGGGCTTGATAGAGTTCACCTGGCAGGCTTTGCGCCTGCATCTCGCCTTCTCCGTACATGCCGCTGAACAGGGCGTCGTTGAGCCAGGCGATTTGTTCTTCTTTTGTCCAGGTCATCGAATTGCGCGGGTCCGTCCAGTGCAGTGTTGCTTGCACATCTTTCTTTTTCAGCCCAGGCCCGGTATTGGCCTTGAACGTGAGCATAATCCCGCCAGATACTTTCGTGACGGTGTATCCGCGCGAGAACCCGATTGCCGTATTTGGTTTGCTCGTTCCGGTTGCGCCTCGAACGGGTTGGTATCCCGGCCCGGTGATTGTGCGGAAGGTGGTTAGCCCGGTTTCTTTATCTTTGATAGGGATGACTCTCATGCAGATACCTCCTGCGCTTCAGGGTCTCTCTCGTGCGGTTCTTCCTCGGCCGAGCCTGCCTGCGTTCCGAGCGGTTGCGCGCCGGCCTTGACGGTCGGGATGTCTTTTTCCCCGGCAAAACGATAAATCATATTGACGACTTCCTGCCCGCCGATGGCGTCCCAATAGGGCAGGAGCGCGGAGCTGACGCGGTTCGCTCCCAGGGCCATCTGCGCGTTGTCGCGTTCGCTGATGTCGGGCGGCGTGATTTTCAGCAGGGCGTTCGGGTTCACATCCCCGGCCCATAGCGCGCGGACTTCGAGCGTGGTCTGTATGACGCGCTGGTACATCGTTACAAACCAGGTCTGCCGTTGCAGCAGTCGGCGGTAGGTGGGCGTGCCTGCGGCCTCGGCGGTCGTGCGGGTGCTGGACTCTGGTTCGGCCAGGTAGTGCAGGGGGAAGCCCATGCCAGCAGCAATCATTTTCTTGATGGCCGAACCATCCAGGGATGCGTCGAAACTGCCAAGCGCGACATTGAGCGTTCCCCAAATCTCGTTGGGGTCTGCGACTGTGGTAGATCCTGGTACGGGTGGGCGGACTTCCTTGCTGAAAGCGTCTTTTTCGGGCTGGCTGTTAAACGGTCTCTGCACAATGTAGGACGGCTTCATGTATTTGTTGAGCGCGGCGCGGTCGATAAGCCAGTCCGTGTACAGCGAGAGATAGCGCAAGATGGGCGCCAGGTCGGATTCGCCCCAGTCCGCCCCGGCTGGGCGATTGATGGGGAAGTGCAGCACAAAGGTTTTACGCTTTACGCCTCGCTTGTATCCAAAGAACTGCTGCGCCTGCATGTCGGTCAGTTTTACGCGCTTCAGCCGGTACGGGTCGTTGGCGTAGGTTTCCAGTTCGCCGATGATTTCGGCTGGGAGTGGCCGCCAGTAAGTCATTCCGGCGTCATCCACTGCGCCGACCAGGAACAGGTTTCCGCTGCGCCACATTTCATCTGCCCATTCTGGCAACTGTTCTGCAATTTGATTGACCGGATGGTCGCGCCACTGGTCGATAAATGCCTGGTTGGGGCCTGCGTCTACGGTTATCCCGGCTCCCAGGATAAACTGCGTGGTGAGTTCAACACATCGCCGCGCGAGCGGGTTCACGCGCCAGGCGTGGATACAGTTGAGCAGGATTTGATAGCGGTCGTAGTCGTACCGGTCGCGGTATTCGCCGGTGGCGGTCATGCGCCTGCCGATTTCAAAGGTCGCGTCCGTTTCTGCTGGGCGCAACTGCACCGGGTGGAGTTCGACCGGCGCGGTTGGCGAGGCCGGCGCGGGCTGGGGGCGGGTGAAGAATTTGAGCATCAGTATCCTTTCGCGTCGGCCAGCAGGTCGGGGGCTGGCAGTTGGACTGATTTCGTCTGGATAGCCCATTCGAGCGTGTCCAGTTGGGCGCACAGGGCAGCGGACAACAGTTCGTCGTCGTGCAGGTACTGACCGTCTGCGCGGCGGGCTGTATCTGGCACGCCCCATTTCAGGCTTCTGCTTGCCCCTACGCGGGCTTCAGAGCGGCACTTCTCGCATTGTTCGAGGAAAGTATCATCCATTGGGCTGTATTCGCGGTAGCGGCCTGTTTCCACGACCGCCAGGTAGCCGTAGCCAAGTTCTGACTTGGATTGCTCCGTGAATTTGAACGGGATGGCGCGCTCCCCGAATCGGGCATCCAGCATTGACCAAAGTCCTTCGCCTACTCCAGTGGCGTCAATCACCATGTATTGGAAGTGCCATAGTTCCATCATTGCTACGATGTGCTGGAATACGATGACGTGCTTTTGACCAGTCCACTTGCGGCGGTTGACCGTGCGGTAGGTGGGTTTCTGCAAGAGCGTGATAGATTCGGGGCTGATTTCCACAATAGTGGCTGCGGTAGAGTCGCGGGCGGGATTGTCCAGTTCGTTTGGATTGAGCGACATTTCATCTTGTCCGCCCACATCCACCAGCAAGGCGTAGGTTTTGCCGTGCGTGGGTATTTCCTGGCGGGGATGGTCGCCGCGCATGAGCATAATTCGGGCGGGCGGGAACATGCCGGCCTGCGCTTCGATGGTTTCGCAGTAGAACTGTGTTTTGATGAGTGGGTGCTGGCGTCCGCGTTTGGCAACCTCGCTGCGCACAAACTCGGCGTATGCTGGCACGACTGCACCTACCTCGTCGGCGTCTACGATGAACACGCGCCGGATGCCGTCGCGTTCCTGGGCCTGCTGTGCTGATTTCAGTTCGCGCTCCAACAGCGTGTCGTTTGTCCAGCGGGTGCCCCAAAATACGCGGGTGGCGTTGGTGCTGGCTGCCATCGGCCCAAAATCTTTGTCATACTTTAACAGCCCGATGTCCTGGGCTTCGTTGATTGACAAGAGCAGTCCGGCTGTTCCGCCCACAACATTGGCCGATTCGTCGCCGGATAGGTGGACAACGCGCGCCAGGTTGACCTGGTAGATGTATCCGAATCGCTTGCGCCAGCGTTTGCGGGTCAGGATGTTGGCGGATAACCTGGCCTCGAGCCTGGCCATGGATGTCTGCGTCTGCGGCTTATAGGTTGGCTCGACATGGATGATGTCCCCGCCCAATTTCTGGAACAGCACCAGCAGGTAAGAGTACAGGGATAATTGCGTTTCGTTCTTTCCAGACTGGCGGCTGAATATGACTACAAAAGACAGTCCACGTTTGCGTCGGATGGAGTCGGCGATGGCTTCGATGACCGGCACCTGGTAAGGGCGCAATTCCACATGTCCGGCCTGGCGGCTGAAACGCTGCGGATCCTGCACGATTTCCATTACGGCGCGGTCAAGGGAGCGGGTCACGGCAACAGCCTCGTAATCAGGTATGTGATGACGGACGCGGCGCATAATCCGGCAACCCAGGCGGCAATTGCGGCAGTGACTTCCATGCGTGGCAGGTTTTTCAGCTTGGCCTCGTGTTCATCCAGTTTGCGGAAAGCGGCGTCTAGCTTGGATGTCATCAGCGGGCTGCACCCGGCTTCGCGCAGTTCAAGGGCCTGCATCCGTTTCTGGATGTCGGTTAGCGTGTTCTTGATTTCCCCCAAGGTTTCGCTCATATACTTCCAATCTGCCGCAGTTGTCATGCCAGGTCGTCCTGTTGGTAGTACGGGTCGATTTGCATGAGCGCCTTTTCGAGCGCGTCATCGAGCGGGGTGTAGGTTCCGGCCAGGATGGAGTGAGAGCGCATCAGCGTGCCGATTGCCAGGGCTGCGGTAGTGGCTGCGGTGGAGAGTTTGGCGCGGGTATCGGCGTCGGGGGCTGCGTCGAGCTGCCCGGCGATTCGGTCAAGGGTCACGCGCAAGAGTGCGATTTCCTGGCGCAGGTCGTCAAAGGGCATTTTGCGGAGCGCGTTGACTTCCTCGGGCTTGAATCGCTTGGCGTACAATCCGTGCTTGAGCGCATTGGTATTGCCTTTTCTCGGAGCCATAATTAAATACACACCCGGCTTGCGTGGGTGTGCAAAAACATTATACATGATATTGATTTTCAATTGCAATACGTGTATAATTTTGTCAGGCCGATGTCATGGAGCTTTATGCTCCCGTTCCTGGTTCGGTCTGCGCAGGCCGACCAGGTCTGTTTATCCCCTAAATTTTTTTCAGGCTGCGTGCCGTGACGAAAAAAATCATGACGGTTAGCCCGTCCGACATCCCCCTAAGCTGGGGGATGTTTGTTTTCCGCCGCGCGCGGTATTGGCTTTCCGTGGGTGGGGAATGCTGGTTAGCCTGGAGTCTGTTTGGGGCGTTGCGCAGGCCGGAACGAAACGGGGCGGAAGCGAGAGACGAAACGAGAGTCCTGCACGGTGTACCCGAAGGGATGCGGCACGGGTTTCGCCGCATTAAGCAAATTTTTTGAGCGAATAAGACTGAAGGTGTCCGAATATGATACACGGTGGGGTTCGGAAGGCGGACGACATAAAAAAAGCCCGCCGCGCGGAGCGCGGCGGGCTGCTGTGTTAAGCGTCTTGCACGGCGAAATGTTTTTCGATAACGCTGGCTTTGATGTTATTCTCCTCGCACCAGGCGAGCGCTTCGGCTTTTGTCATGGGCGTGATGTCGCTGCCGCCGCTCCATTCGTTTTGGCCGGTGCTGCGCGAGTAGTGGCTCATCGGCCCGCCTTCGCCGTCGACGAAGAACGCGCCGCCTGGAGTGACATAGAGCGATTCGCACCAGTAGCTGAAGTCTCCAGGGTGGCTGTAACTGGCGGTGGCGATACACTCTGCCTTGTCCGTGTCGTACTTTTTGCCGTTTACAATTTTTGTAGCCATTTCAATACTCCATTCTGTGGGTGTGTGTCCGCCCGGCCAGGATTGACCGGGCGGTGAACTGATTATACGGTATGTTTCGCTGGATTCTGCAACATCAGGCTGTCAGTTCGTTGATTGCTTGTTGTTGGCCCTCGTAATATTTCTTCCGGCATTCGTCACACTGGCAGGGTAACTCGCTGCATGTGTCGATGCCGTCATACATGGTGTCGTCATATCCGGTTCGCCGGGCGTCGGCGGCTTGTTTTTTGTGCATGATTTTCCTTGCCTTCGCTTGCGCGGCTTCCGCGCCGTAATGATTTGCCAGGCTGATACATGCGCCTCGCTCCGCGTCTGTTAGCCCGCTGGGTAGGCCGAGTAGTTCGGATAGTGTCATTGTCAACTCCATTCTGTGGGTGTGTGTCCGCCCGGCCAGGATTGACCGGGCGGTGTATCTGATTATACTACGCTTGCGCCAGTCCTACGGCCTTTGGCGCGTGACCGTTTTCGGCGGGCTGCACCAGCACCCGCTTGCTCCAGGGATTGGGGCCTGGTTGGAGTGCTTCCGGGTTGATGCCGAGCGCGAGCAGGTATTCCGGCCAGACGCGGACGCCGTGGCGGGAATAGCGTCCGCCCTGGATGTGCAGCATGACCTGACCTTTGGGGTCGTAAGACTTGACGATTGCGGTGGCCACAATCGTTTCCGTTTCGCCGCTGGGCGCGGGGCCGGCCTGGGGCTGGGCGCGCTGGGCGGAGAGTTTCTCGATGGCTTCGTCAATGGCGGCCAGGCGTGCCAATTGGGCTTCGAGCAGGTTTTTAAGATTGGTTTCGGTGCGCTGCATCCATTCGCGCAGTTCGCTGGCTGTTACTTTATCGGGCGGGGGTTGGGTCGGTTGGTTCATGTTTCGTTTCCTTTGGTGGGTAGATGGTTATTAACTCTGTCAATCCGCGAGACTTGAAAATCTGCACGGCTTCGGCCTCGCTGCTTGCTGGAATGTCTGCGGCGCAGACATTCCAGAACAGGTCGTAGTAAATTATTTTCCAGATTGGCAGGGGGTTCGCTTGTATGTATGCTTGGCATGTTGTGATAATGTCCTCATGGCGCAGGGTGATAAGGTCGCGCAGGTGAAAATACCGCGTACCAACGCGGGCATAGATGGACGTGATATTACCGGAATAGCGTTCTGACATCTTGAATGATTCGCCTTCGGGGGTTGTTTGCCAGCCAACCGGGGGTAGGACTTCGAGCATCTCCCAGAAATCAGATTCGGTTATCTCGCTCACCGGCAGGCGGTTTGCATCGTCCATGATTTTACAGGCGGATTCCCAGTCTATATAAATAGCGTCGGGGTAGCGCTGGCGGATTTGTTTGAGCGTTTCCCTTTTGATGTGACTGCGGGGCGGGGTATCGTCTGTACAGGTGTCGATTGCCGTATTGCTGGACGGCGAGAAGAATACATGCGTAGCGGTTAGGGGTGTGTTCATTGCGTTTTACTCCTCATTGGTCATAAATTCGGCATCCTCGCGGGTCTTGATGGCGATTTGCCAGTCAAGCGGCAGCGGGACGCGCGACGGCTCGATTATTTCGATACCCACTTGCCCGCCCAGGCGGGGGGCTTTGCGGGTGTATTGGCCCGGGGCGGGCTTGGGTTGGAAGGCTTCGCCATGACAAAAGTATTCATCACGGCCACGGATGCGCCGAGCTTCAACCCAGTGGTCAAACATGCACTCGTCACAATACAGGCGGTAGTAAGTGCCGGGCTGCGGGCGGGTGGGCTTATTCATAGAACGGTACCAAATTCACAATCTCGCTGGGCTTCGCCCAGGTAATACGGCCAGTAACCAGGCATTCGAGCGCAAAACAGCCGGATTCGGACGCTGGCAGGTTAAGCCGATAGCCTGCACGCTGGGCAGGATACTTGGCGCGCTTAAAGCCACAGTAGTATGCAATAATGGCGGGCTGTTGCACGCCAGCCGATTTAAGATACTCGGTGGGGTTGAAGGTGGGCGACCATTCGCCTACAAGATACAAGGCTAACAAGTGGGGGCAGGGTTTATCAGCCAGGTGATAGCCTCGCGCTTTGCGCTGGCGGGCTTGCTTGCAAGAGCAAGAGCCGCGCCATAAGTCAACGATTGCGCCGCCAACTTGGTACACTGCCGGGCGGATGGTTTTTACAGTTTGTGCCAGGCGCGCCGCGCGGGTGCGCTGGCTGGGGCTGGTGGGTAAGTCGTAGGACTGGCGTAATGCGTTAAACATTGCGCGCGCTTGGGTTTTTACAGCGGTTTGGTAATCTGACAACATGGTATAGGCTCCTCGGGTGTGCGTTTCGTTTCGCGGATGGAGAAAAAAGAGCGGGCGCGGTCGCCTTACTTGGGCTGACAAAGTTTCGGGCGTGGGTTGGTGCTGGCCGCGTGTGCCGTGCGTGGGCTTTGACCTTTTCGGGGATTCTGCCCGCTCTTTTTTTTACCCTGTAACCCTGGGCGGGGTTGCCGGTTTTGCGCCTCGGCGGGCTTTTGCATTTTTGGCCTATTGCATGGCGTCGAGCTTTTCAAGTGACTTTTTTGGGCGGGAGTACTTCAAAAGCCGCTGAAAAATTCATACCCGTTTATTTAAGGTCGGCCATGACACCGACCATTTAAGCCTGGTTGCTAGGCTGGGCTTACAAGTTGACAGGGGCAAACTTTGGCGGGCTTGCCTTTGCGGGTGATGATTTTGCCTGACCCAAAGCAAAGCGGGCAGGCGGTGAATAGGGCGGGCTGCGGGTTGGCGCGTGGCGTAAAGGTTTCGACGCGGGCGCGCTGGCAGGTGCCGGAAAACAAAGGCAGGTCGGCGGCAGTAAAAAGGGCGGGTTGTTTTTTCACGGCAGGATACCAGCCTGACGAAGGGCGGCCAGTGCCAACATGCGTGAACAATTAGCGCGGCGTTGCACCATAACCACCAGCCGCGCGCGGAAGGGTGACGTGCAGCAATGAGCTGCGATGGATTCGGCCGAATGAAGCGGGGCCAGGGTTGCCAGGATTGCGGCGACGGCCTCGGCGGGCTGGATGGGTTGGGGGTTGGGTTTGGGGGATTGGAGTAAATTTTGTTGCATGTTGCGCCTCGTTTCGCTGATTTATTAGTAAGGGCTGGGCTGGTTCACAGGTGGCCTTTTTTGTTTTGCCAGCTAAAAACGATAGAGTATGAGAAGTTTCGAAACTTTACCGAAAATGTCGCGCAGTGGTTTATGTATTTTGAGCGGAGGAACGTATAGAAAAATGGGGCAGGTTGTTGGTGTTTCGGGCAGAAGGAGCGATAGAAGTGGATGCGCATGTTAAACCTTTCGTGTGAGTGGGTCGGGCTGGCTGTTACTTCGCCAGTGTATCATAAAAAGATACAGAAAGCAAGGGGCAATAACGAAATAGCAAGGTTTTGATCGCCCAGGGACGCGGACGCGCGCATTTGATGGCTGCGTGTAGCACTTTGCCATTAAGGAAGAATTTGGGGACTGGCGGAAAATGC